GGACGTTTTTTACGGTGGCGCTGCTGGCGGGGGCAAGTCTTATGCTCTTCTTGCTGATCTCCTTCGTTATTGTAACAGTCCTAACCACCGCGCCCTCATCATTAGGCGCACTCTAGACGAACTTACAGAACTGGTTGACAAAAGCAAACAACTCTATCCAAAAGCTTTTCCCGGTGCAGTATTTAGAGAGTCAAAGGCCATGTGGCAGTTTCCGTCAGGGGCTACAGCATGGTTCTCTTACCTAGACAAAGACAAGGACGTAACACGCTACCAAGGTCAGGCTTTTACTTGGATTGGTATTGACGAGATAACACACTACCCGACTCCTTACGTATGGGAGTATCTGCGTTCCAGACTTCGTACAACGGACCCGCAGATTAAAGCATATATGCGCTGCACAGGAAACCCCGGAGGGGTAGGCGGCTGGTGGGTCAAGAAGATGTACATCGACCCTGCACCGCCTAACACACCTTTTGCAGCTACCGATGTTGACACAGGTAACGCTCTTTTGTGGCCTGATACAGCAACAAACGGTAAAGCAGG